ATGTCTGTTTCCATAGATAATGTTTTTGTGAAACAATTCGAAGCAGATGTTCATTTGGCTTATCAGCAAATGGGCACCAAATTACGTTCAACAGTACGCAGTAAATCTGGTGTTGTTGGCGCATCTACAACTTTTCAAAAAGTTGGTCGTGGCACCGCCAGTACCAAATCTCGTCATGGCATTGTTCCTGTGATGAATTTGAATCATGAACCCGTAGAATGTCTTTTGCAAGATTATTATGCGGGCGATTGGGTTGATGCATTGGATGAATTAAAGGTAAATGTTGATGAACGCCGCGTTGTCGCATCTGCGGGTGCGTACGCATTGGGTCGCAAGACAGATGAATTGATTGTGTCTGCCATGAATACAGCAACTGCAAATGTTGGTGACTATTCCACCGGTTTGACCAAAGATTTAATCTTGTCTGCGGTTGAAGTGTTGAACACAAATGATGTCCCAGATGATGGTCGCCGCTTTGCGGTTGTTGGTGTACATCAGTGGAATGAATTGCTGTCAATGGATGAATTTGTGTCTGCAGATTATGTTGGTAATGCCAGCCCATTGGTAAATGGATTTGAAGCGCGCAAATGGTTGGGTATTACATGGGTGTTGTATAATGGTTTACCTGTGTCATCTGATAACCGCGATTGCTTTATTTATCACGCATCCAGCATCGGTCATGCATGTGGTCAAGAAGTCAAAACAGATATTTCTTGGCATGGTGAACGTGCGGCACACTTTATCAGCAACAGCATGTCCCAAGGCGCAGTTTTGATTGATGGTGATGGCATCGTTCGCGTTAAATGTTCAGATGCACAATAAATCACAATTTGAATAAATCATAAACCAAAAGGAAAAACACATGGCATTTCAGAATAAAAATTTATCTGTTATCGCGTATGCTAATGGATTTACATTGTGGCATTACAGTGCAAATGAAACATTGGCAACAATTACCGCCAATGGATATTTCAACAATGTTAAAACATTGATGAACATTGGCGACATTATCATGATTAATGCATCTGATAATACAGCCATCAAGAAAATTAATATAACAGAATTGAATGTAACAACGGTTTCGTTGGCTTAATTTATATATTGTCGGGCGGCATTTTGTGTCGCCCTTGTTTTTTATAATACAAAAAGGAATACCAATGCTTACAAAACTAGATTTATGTTCAATGGCCTTGTTAAAGTTGGGTGAAAGTCCAATTCAATCCTGGACAGATGATTCGGTGAATTCGCGGTTGGCGCGTACGTTGTATGATGCTGTGGCGGATTCTTTGCTGTCAATACATCCGTGGCATTTTGCAACCCAAGAAATATCATTGAGAAAAAATTCAGATGGTAATTTTTTGGTTCCTGATAATGTTCTGCGTGTGTTGAAATCTGATGGCAAATTGGTTGGAAAATACATAGAATCGTCCAGTGAATCAATTAAAATTTTGGCGATTGTGCGTATGACACCAGACACATACCCCAGTTATTTTGTATCCATGTTGGCAACACGCTTGGCAATGGAATTTTGTATTCCATTGACGGGAAATCAGACCGTATTTCGCACGTTGGCGGCACTGTATGAATCAGAATTGCAAACGGCAAAATTCATAGACAGTACAATATCGGTGGCTGATGGAATCCAAGAGTTTTCACTAATCAGTACACGTTTTTAATTATTAAATGGGGAAATATAACATGTCTGATTTTATAAAAACACAAAGTTCATTTGCAAATGGCGAAGTTGCCCCAGAATTTTACAACCATGATAATATTCATGGTCTGTCACGTCTGGAAAATATGGATGTCTTGTCAGGTGGTGGTCTGCGGCGGCGATGTGGTTTAACATCTGTTGCGTTACTGGACGGTCATGCACGTTTGATACCATTTTCTGCATCGGACAATTTAGAATATTTAATTGTATTGACCGATTGTCACATGTTTATATATCGTGACAATAACTTATTCCAAGATTTGATAACACCTTGGGGATATGATGACTTGTTTAATATTCAATATGCCCAGCGTTTTGGGACGATGATATTTGTTCATCCTGATTATGTGCCACAAACATTATATTGGGACAGTGGCAGATTTTATATGTCTGATTTTGCTTTTTCGCGCAACGATTCAGACATGACATTGAATATTCCATTTGTAAAATTTGAAGATGCATCTGATGTTCAGATTCAAATCAGCACCAGTTCATTGGGAAATAATTACGCAGTGTTCAGCACCAATCGTGCGTTTTGGACACCTGATTATGTTAATACACGTCTGTATCTTCAGAATCGTCAGTGGGTTATTACAGAATATATTAATGAAACCCAGGTCACAGTATTTACCAATGGTTCTTATACTGCAACAGATACCGCAATCACAGATTGGCGCGAGGCCGCCTTTAGTAAACATCGTGGTTGGCCGCGCAGTATAACATTTCACCAAGACAGATTGGTATTTGGTGGTTCACGTGATTGGCCATCTGGGATATGGATGTCACATGTCGGCAATCACCAAAACTTTTCTGTTGGCACAGGCTTGGATGACGAAGGCATCTTTCTGTCTTTGTTGTCGCAACAGCGTCAACAAATATGTACCGTGGTCAGCAGTGATAATTTGCAAATATTAACCAATGTTGGCGAATGGGCCATATCCAGTAAACCCCTGACACCTTCGTCTGTTGATATCAAACAGCACACATCTGTTGGTTCTTATTCCGCGCGATACTTACCGCCCCAACGCATAGAAGGCGCAACAGTTTTTGTTTCTGCCAACGGTTGCGATATTCGCGAACTAAGTCTGGATGAATTGGGTGAACATTACAATGCCAATGATCTAAGCATGTTATCCAAGCATTTGATACAAAATCCATTGGATATTGCATACAACGAATCCTTGCACCAGTTGTTTATCGTAAAACAAGACGGCACCATGGCGGTTTTGAATCAAAATGCGGCTTTGGGTGTATCTGCATGGGGTACATACAGAACATCGGGACAATTTTTATCTGTCACCGTATGTAATCAGAAAACGTATGTTGTTGTATTGCGCGATGGCCAAGTATTCTTGGAATATTTTGACAGTAATGCGTTACGTGATGCAGATGAATATGACTATTCATTTTGTGCATCTTCATTACCATTACGCATATCTAATCATAATGTTACCCGGATAAAATTACGCAAGATTGTTGTGCGTATCATTGATACGAAATCTATTTATATAAACACTCATCAGGCTGTGTTGCCTAATGACATTTATGACACTGCATCCAACGGTTTTACCGGCGATGTATCGTTAAATTGTTTAGGAACCAGTCATGACGGCACGCGTCCATTATGGACATTACATGGCAGCGCGGCATACCCCGCCACAGTTTCATCTGTGTGCATACATGGTTGGTATTCTGTCTAAACTTATTAAAAAAAAGGATAAAATATGGGACAAATTGTATCTGATGTAACGGACATCTTGGAATACAAAGATGCCAAAAAATCTGCAAAATCTGCGCGTAAAGAAATCTTGGCGCAAATGGCGGCAGACGAAACTGAAAAAACAAATCTGATAAAAAAGGTTTTGGCCAGTCAACGCGCCAAATATGGTGCATCTGGCGTGTCTGGTGATGGCATAACCCAAGGGGCGGTTTTGAAACGTCTGAAATCAGAAACGGCGGCACCTTATGAAGAAAAACGCAAAAATAACTTAAAGAAAATTAAAGAATCCGCCGTCAAAAAGCCCAAATTATTACAATCTTTATTATCCAGATTGGATGACATTGTTGGATAACCTGCTTCTTGGGATATTGCCAAAATGAATACGGAATTTAACGCGTTTTTAGACGAATGGAATCGTGTTTTGGGATATCAGACACCGGCACATCATCGGCGAATAATGAATTTCTTGGTTGATATATTATCTGTGTCGCCACATCGTGGATTGTTGATGGCGTTTCGTCATTCTGGCAAATCCACGGTGGTTGGCGTTTTTGCAGCATGTGTTTTGTACCTGCGCCCAGAAACCAGAATTTTGATTTTGTCGGCGGAAAGTGGTCTGGCAACACGTATGGTTGGTCATATCAGGCATATTTTAGAAAATCATCCATGGTGTACTGATATGATACCTGTTGGTAAAAAAGAGTGGGCCACGGGTCGTATCACTGTTAAACGCCCGATTGGTATTCGCGAACCGTCTGTAATTTGCCAAGGGGTACACGGAAATATCACCGGTATGCGTGCAGATTTGATTATATGCGATGACGTAGAGGTTCCAAACACGGCAAACACCGCACAGAAACGTGAAAATTTGCGTGAAAGATTACGTGAATTAGATTTTATATTGTCGCCAACCGGAACGATGATATATATTGGTACACCGCATGCGTACGATACGATTTACCGCACTGCAATCGGAAACTAATTCAGACTGCTGATAAAAGTGCGCAGTTTTACCAATAATTCCGAACCTGCATCACCAAACATCGGCAAATAAGTTTCATATTCTGGCATGTCTGCCTGTACTTGGGCGCGCACACGTTCCGACAGTGGATTTGCGATAATTTCATGTGCGGTATTCCATAATTTATATGCGTTATATGTTTGGTTAATGGTTGCCCACTTTTCTAACAAATGCGGGCGTTCTGTCAGGATTGCACGAATTGCGGTTGGCCATTCTGCACCGAATTGACGTACCACATCCAACGCAGTAAACTTGTCCAAACCTGGCTGATTTGGGGTAAATTGTTCTATTGCCTGGGTCAATTCTTGCCATTGGTTTTGGTTCAGTGTGATTGATGGCAACGCTTCTGCCATCATGCCACCGTATGGTAATAATTCGCGTTCAATAGAATTCATTGGGGTTTTACCGCTGCGCAGATTATTGATATGTGCGATTAATGCATTTCCTGTTGGCATATCGGCCAACTCTTGCATAACCATATCAGTTGCATCTTGGACAAATATTGGGTTTACGGCGGCCCATCCGCCAATAATTACATGTTCTTGCCGATACAGATTTAACAGTCTTTGTGCAGTTACGCGTGCGGTTGCTTTCATGTTTGCTCTCTCCTTTCCAAAGGGGGGTAATTATTCCATAACAATCATAATAATTTTGTGCATTGTTTTGGCATTAATTTTTTCTTCTGGGAACATGGCTTGACCGTAAATCTTACCCTTGGCATCTTGTTTTACTGTTACGATATGCGCGACCACGTTGGTATCTGCATCCAGTGTATCAAAATCAACATCCATACAGATTGCCATATCACCAACTTTTGGTGTTACCAACGCATCTGCAAACACATAAGATTTTTCAGGTATGATTCCACCCAAACGTTTGGCATTTGGTACCACTGCGTAAATACCATTACGTCCCTCCAGTGATATTGGTGCGACAATCATGGTTTTATCTGATTTCTTCAAGGTTAATGCTTTGCCAGATGGTGTTCCAAACACAGGAATCAGTTTTTTACGTGCACTGTCATACAATTTTGCGCCATACAGTCCACCACCCATATCGATACCAGACAATGGACTGCCGGGTTCCAATACAGATTTTACACGTTCTTTGACCTTGTTCATGTGTTTGTTCAGTTCGCCAGACTTGTACAGATTCGCGATTTTTTCAAACAGTTCTTCTGCGCCTAATGCAAAAGATTTTGCCAACGGTTCAATTTCATTGGTATATATTTCACGTTGTCCGACTTCTATCTTGTGATATACAGACAATGTCATACCTGCATCTTTTGCGGCACGGGCGATTGTTTTGCCGGCCTGTTGGCGGATTTTGCGCAGACCACTGCCGAATATTTTCAGACCATTATTTTCATTGTCTGTCATACGGCGTTTAATTTCATCTTGCCATTGGTTTGCGACATCATCGGATTCTTTGATGAAAATATCGGACAATTTACATCCCAAGATATTGCAAATATTCAACAACTGTTTTTGGTTTAATCGGCGCACACCTTTTTCGATTTTGGAAACAGCGGACAAAGACAACCCGGCCTGACGCGCCAGTTCTGTCATTTTCATACCATTTGCCAAACGGATGTTACGAATATTATTTGGAAAGATAATTTCTTCTTGTGCCATGTCTAACTCCTAAAACAGTTATTTCTTGACAAAATAATAGTCAATTTATCGGCACGGCGCAAGAAAATAATTATCAATTACATTGGCATATCATCTGGGATTGCATCAATATCGATGGCGGTTGGTTCAAATTCGGGGTCTGGCCCCAATGCGGCTGCGGAAATTGTTGGTGCAGGTTGTGCAAATTCATTTTCGCCCCGTGTTTGGAATTCGTCCAGGTTATCGAACAAGCTGTAATCCCCAAAGAATGCAGTTCGTACAGTTTCTGGACGGCCGTGACGGTTTTTACCGATAATAATATCTGCTTTGCCGCGTGCGCGTTCCAGTCTTTTTTGCCACGATTCGACCATTGTGCTGTTTGTTGTGTTTGATAATCTTTCGGACGGGTCGCGATTTTGCAGATAATATTCTTCGCGATACGTAAACATAACGATGTCCGCGTCTTGTTCAATAGACCCTGATTCGCGCAAGTCAGCCAACTGTGGTCGTTTGTCATCACGTGATTCCACGCTTCGCGACAACTGTGACAGTGCGATTACAGGCACGTCCAGTTCCTTGGCCAGCATTTTCAGACCACGGGTAATTTCAGAAATTTCCTGTACCCGGTTATCGCTGCGTTTGCCACCTGGGGCGGTCATCAACTGCAGATAGTCAATGACGATTAATGCAATACCGCCATGTTTGCGTGCCAGTCTTCTGGCGCGTGTACGCATCATTGGTACGGACATACCTGGCGTGTCATCAATGAATAACGGAACTTTACCAATGGCTGCAGAATATTGTGACATTTTCAAGAAATCTTCATCGGTCAGTGTTCCTTCACGCATTGCAGATGCAGGAATTTTGGATTGTGAAGACAGCACACGCGCCGCCAACTGTGATGCCGACATTTCAAGACTAAAGAACACAACCGCGCCTTTATAATTTTGATTTGCACGATTGTATGCAATGGCATTGGCGGCATTAAACGCGATATTCATCGCCAATGTTGTCTTACCCATCGCCGGACGGCCCGCGATAATAATCAAGTCAGAATGGTGCAAGCCACTGATTGATTTATCCAGTGCGGTCAATCCAGTTGTCAGACCGGATAACTGCCCATCGGCCTTGTATGCGATTTCTGCTTCTTTCAATGCAGATTCCAATGCGGTTGAAATGGATGTTACTTCGCGTTCAGATGCACCTGCGGTTGCCATATCAAACAGTTTCTGTTCGGCCAATTCAATCTGACGCGCCACAGGATTATCCAAATCTTCAATAAAGGCCTTGTCTGTAATATCTTGGCCCAACGCAATCAAATCACGGCGTAATGCGTGTTCATAAACGATACGTCCATATTGCTCTACATTAACAACGGTTGCACCTGCGCCAGATAATTGTGTCAGATAATCAACCCCGCCAACAGATTCCAACACGCCTTGCTGATCCAGATAGTTTTTTGCGGTAATAATATCAAACGGTATGCCTGCGGCGAATTGACGTTCTGCCAGACGGAATATTTCTTGATGTGCGGGGTGTGAAAAGTGTTCTGCCCGCAAGAATTCTGACACACGTTCCAATGCGCGATTATTCATTAAAACCGCGGCCAATACGGCCTGTTCTGCTTCCAGATTGGTGGGTAATGTTTTGGGGGTAAAATCCATGTCAAAATCCTTTTCTTCTATGCCCATGGTATATGAAAATTTTGCTTTTTCAACGCCTTTTTTAAGTGGGTATAAATTATTAAAAATTCCCATTGTTGATACGGCGGGAAATCCCGCGTGGCCGGAACTTTTTCCGATTGAAAAGATAAACAGTATGCGTGAAACGGTTGGTGCGCGACATTTTTCGGCACAAATGATGTTGGAATTTATTTCGCCCGAACGTGCGCGCCTTGATCCCGGCAGTCTGCATTTCTATGATGACGAATTTGAACCACGCACGGCAAAACTGGGTAATAATTTAATAACCGGCAGCATTTTATATTGGGATCCATCCAGTGGTCGCCGCAATCGTGACGGCAGTGCGTGTGTGTTACTGTATCGTGATGACAAGGCGCGCAATGTATTTATTCATGACATTTTGTATTTGACGGTGTCTGATACGGAACAATATCCATTGTCCAATCAGTGCAATCAAGTTCTGGATTTTATGCATGCGCGTGGTTTGCATCGGATAACTATTGAAACGAACGGGATTGGTGGTGGCTTGCCGGAAATAATGCGCGATTGTGCCACGCGGCGTGGCTTATGCATTTACGTAACCCGCGTATCAAACGTTCGGGCCAAATCAGACAGAATTTTAGACGCGATTGAACCAGTTTTAACAACGGGACATTTGCATGCACATATTCGCGTGCAAAAGACCCCTTTGATGGCAGAAATGTTGGGGTGGTCTCCCATGGCGCATGGCATGCATGATGACGGCCTGGATGCCGTTGCCGGTGCGATTGCACATCCTGCAACACTTATTCGCCCATTGGGTGGCACGATAAAGACATTTTCAGCCAACACGAATTTCAACATATAAACATAACACAAAACCAAAGGAGAAACCTTATGCAACAAAACCTGCAAAGTTTATATAAACGCGCCTTGGATATGCGCGCCCCATGGCAAAACCGCTGGGACAGCGCGCGCAGATATACCATGCCAACTGCCGATGATGATGCGGCAACATTGTTTGATGCAACTGCGATGGATGCGGCAGATAATTTGGCGGCATCAATTTATACATTGTTAACCCCGCCAGAATCTATGTGGTTAACACTTGTCCCAGAAAGCATCATGTCACCAGATGCAGAATATGCCACAAACGCATTACGTGCAAATCTGAACGATTCTAATTTTTACACAGTTATACATCAATGTTATATGGACTTGGTCGTTTTGGGGACGGCTTGCTTATTTATGGCACAATCGCCGATTGGCGCGTCATCTGCGTTTACATTTACAGCGATTCCGATGTCAGACATTGCCATTTTACCCAACGCAGTATTTCACACTACATCAATGCCGGCATGTGAAGTCATGGAACGTTATCCAACATGGACACCGCCCAACAACCTGCGCGACACCATTAAACAGAATCCAGAAACACCATTAAAACTGGTCCAGTCATTGGTTGGTACAGAATTTACAGCCTGGTTGGATGTTGGTGGTGATATTGAAAATAATATTGTGTCCACAGGTACATTTGAAACGAATCCATATATTATCTTTCGTTGGTCTGTATCATCGGGTGAATTATATGGTCGCGGTCCTGTCTTGCGTGCATTACCGGATATAAAAACCGCCAACAAGGTTGTAGAATTGGTATTAAAGAATGCAACAATTGCCGTATCCGGCATCTGGCAGGCGGACGATGACGGTGTAATAAACCTGAATAACATCAATTTAACCCCCGGCGCAATTATCCCCAAGGCGGTTGGTTCGTCAGGCTTAACGCCATTGGCCAGTGGTGCGGACTTTGATGTATCGCAACTGGTGTTGAAAGATTTGCGTGAACGTATTCGCCATGCATTATTGGCGGACAGACTGGGGTTATTGTCTGAAAAAGAAATGACAGCCACAGAAATTATGGCACGCAACGCAGACATGATGCGTATATTGGGTGCGACGTATGGTCGCTTGTTGCATGAATTTATCAGGCCGTTATGTGACCGTGGATTACAGATATTATCCAGTCGTGGTGTTATTGCGCCAATAACATTACATGGTGATGCAGAATTGAAATATATTGCACCTATTGCCCAAATGACGGCGATTGAAACGGCCTTGGGGGAATAACAGATGACAGATATTGATTTACAGTATGCGCGCTGTTTTTCCACACCTGCGGGTATGGCGGTATTACAGCATTTGCGTGACACGATATTGAATCGCACATTGGGATGCAACGCGACAGATTTTCAGTTGCGTTGGCATGAATCCCAGCGTGCATTGGTACAACAGATTGAAACGCACATAACGCGGGGCAGGGGGGATAAATAAGATGACGACACGGGCTGCCACGGCATTTGGATTGCTGGATTTGTTACGCGACAGTTGGTTTTTAATTGCGTTTATTGGGGGCGTAATATATTGGGCTGCCCGTCAGGATTTTTCCATAACCGAACTAGAACGTGTGGATTCACGCATAACGGCATTGGAAAATCGCACAACGATACTAGAAACCGGCATCGGTCAAATTCAGATAAAAATAGACGACATCAAAGAAGACCTGAACCTTATCAAAGGTGCAGTTATAAAATAATACTGGGGGGTACATCCCCCCCCAGGTTTTTATTTGTACGGGAATACTTTCAGTAGTTTCTGACAAATTTGCTCGATTTTTTCTGAAGAAACCCTATATTCTTGTTTGATAAAATCAACATTTGTTACATGTGTGTCTGGTGTCATAATAAGCGGTGGTGGCATTTCCATATCAAAAGCAGAATAATAGTCTTGGAATTTGTAATTTCCACCAACAATTTTATCAGATAAAATCATACGAGCATTTGGAATCCCCAGTGAATCTGCAACGATAAGTCCATGCATTGCGCTGGATATAATATTTTCGCATTGTGCAATTTGCACCAGTACTTCCATTACAGGTTTTTGTACATCAATAATGACCGATTGTTCCACATTGATATTGTCTAACAATGGGTTATTTTTATCAACATAGTGCGGAATTATTCCCAATTTATATTTTTTTTCAATTTTCTTTGTATCAATCAGACGATTGGCCAGCAATCCGGGATCGCCCAAGACAACATTTCGCAATCTTCTTTTTGTGTACTTTTGCATACGTGCCAGCGATATTTTCCCACGCAGGGCATAAATTCTGGTTTTGCGTGACAAGGTGTGTGGAAATTCTGGTGCTTGGTTAATAAAGCCCGTTCCCCATATAGCTATGCGATGTGCAAAAAAGCGTTTTATTTTATTACGAAACGATAATGGTGGCACAACAAGCAGTTGCAACAACGAACCGATACATACGCAATCACATTTTTTTATATCTTCATACTTAATATCAACATCAAATAATGTTTGCAACAAGCAAAGATTCAATGCATCACCAAAATTTGGTTCATCTTTATAGAAGTACAAATTAAAAACATTTTTTTTCATATTTTTTAATGACTTATTTTGAACAGTGTCAATCCACAAAATAATATAACATCCTTGTGTTTAGATTTCTTACACGTAATTAAATTAATACGCTTAAACAACACAACGCGGAATTCGCGCCCCCATGAATTTAGAGTCTTGAATACGGGCAATATTCCAAACAGTTTATATGTTTTTTGCGTAAAAAACATACTGTTTATAACTTCTTCTAGCTGTTTACTTTTTATTGCGTTTTTTTCATACCAATTAAAGCAATTTTTTAATATAAGCTTTTTATATTTTATATCTTTATATATATCCAGAATCTGTTGTGCCAAAATTTCTTGATCTGCCTGTATTTCAGTTCTTTTTATATTATAATTTATTAAAGAAAACACAGGTCGTGATATAATCAAATAGTCTGATTTTGATATGTGTTCTTGCCTTTTTAGCCATTCATACAAATCACGTGATGCGTGTGCCACTGATACAATCTTGCTGTGATTCAGCTTGGGTGAATACGCAGAATCATCACGTCTGATATACCAATAATATGTATCATGCACAACGGCAACACGATTTGCCAAATGTACCGCCTTGATAAGGAAGTTTACATCTTCACCAATAGATACCCCATCCAGAAATCGCAGATTATTTATATTCAAGAATTCGCGGCGATAAATCGCAGTAGAAAATTGATAATTAAAATTCCGTTTGTCTTTTTCAACACGTTTGGACAAATCGCTTTTATCTGTTTGACCATTTGTTTGAACAGAAATCATACCGCCTTTGGCGATACAGGCATCAACACTTGTCGCCGCATTATACAGTTTTTCATAGAAATCTAAATCCACATAATCATCTGGGTCAACAAATCCGATATATTCCCCACCCGCGGCATTGATACCGGTGTTACGTGCAACAGATACACCTTGATTTTTACGTTGTTTAATCAGTTTTATTCTTTTATCGCGCTTTACATAGTCGGTGACAATTTTTGCGGTATCATCGGTTGACTTATCATCAACACAAATAATTTCAATATCTGTCAGTGTTTGATTTATTAAACTGTCCAAACATGTTGCCACGTATGGCGCAACATTATAACATGGAATAACAACAGAAACTTTTGGCATACTTCTTTACCCCACAAATTGATAAATATGCATTGATTTTATGAATAAATTCCCACCGTGTCAAGCCACGATATATCAATAAAAATCCCCCAAACGGGGGACTTTCAATTAACAACCACCTGTTACATTACCAACGATTTTGGAAATAGAAATATCTTTGTGTAACAAGAAATCATATTCGCAATTACCAGATTTATAATGACCCATACATGCAGATAATGTTAATACAGCAAACAATGCCAAGATAACTTTTTTCAT